CGCCGCCGGCGGAGGAGGTGCAGAACATGAACACCAAAGCCATCCGGCAGCTCGCCGACGTCACGCTGGACAAGTACCGCAGCTCAATCCCTCGCAAAGCCTTCGAGGAGTTCGTGAAGGACATCATCGCCGGCGAGAACCGCGCGACCGCCTTCAGATACGAGGCGACCCCAATCTGCCGGGCCTCGTTCCAGTCCACGCTGGACGAGGACGACGCCCGCTGCACCGTGGAGGTCACGGTCTACCGGCTGAACGCCGTGGCCGTCACCGCCTTCCTGCTGGACGGGCCCGAGACGCTGCTGCGGCACATCGGGCTCGACGAGCAGGACACATACACCACCAAGCACGAGATCGACGACCTCGTCACCGTCGTGCACATCACCAGAGAGGAGGCGCCAGCATGGCAGCACTGAGAGACATCGCCCGAGACTTCGCCGCGGAGATCCGCGACGGCATCGGCTGGACAATCGTGTATCGCACCGGCCGCTCGTGGAACGCCCTGACGATCTGGAGCGACATCTGGAACGGCGAGTGGGAGACTGACGACCTCAACGAGGCCATCGGGATCCTGAAGGCAGACCCGGACGCCGTCATCGTCAACGGCTACTACTGCGGCCACTTCGGTGAGGACATGACCATCGACGAGATCGCCGCCGGGATCCGCTGGCACTACGAAGGCGGCCGCAACCGCCTCGCGGACTATTGCGAAGTCACGCAAGGCCGGGACGCCCTCGAGGAGGGCCGCAAGGCTGCCGAAGCTGCCGGCCTCCCGTTCTGTGAGCGTCTGGTCGACGGAGGCGACGACGAGCTGAGCCCCTACGTCTACGACGGCAGCATGACGCTCGCCGATCGTGAGAAGATGCAGCAGGCCCGCGAAGCCTTCGAGAAGCTGGCCGACGCTCTGCGGGAAATCGCCGCCAAGCTGGCCGAGGCCCTGAAGCCGGTCATCAACGCCGTGCTCTCTGCCCTCAAAAAGCTCTGGAAGGTATCGGCCAAGGCCATCGGAGTGCCGCCGAAGTGGCTGCACCTCGCAGCTCACGCAAAGAAAGCCAGAACCCGGAAGAAGTACCGCAACCGCATCCGACGCTATGTTTTCGAGGCTCTGGCTGCGGAAGGAGGTGGAGGCCCATGACATCCAAGTGCGTCGGCTGCGGGCTCGACTGGAACGTCAGCATCTACCAGAAGATCCCCCGCACCGGCTACATCTGCCCGCACTGTGAGAGCCGGCTCCGCGCCGGCGAGACCCTGCCAAACATTCAGGCCAGCCAGAAGGCTCGGCCGCAGAGAACGAAAGGAGCAACCCCATGAAAAAGATCGCACTCAAGAACGCCGCCCGCGGCGCAGCCTTCGACTATGCCGGCCAGAGCTGGATCCTGCTGGAGAATGATGACGGCCGCGCCCTCTGCCTGAGCAAGGACATCATCGAGACCCGAGCCTTTGACGAGGGCAACTGCAACAACTTCGCCGTCGCCAGCAACAAGGAATACCTCAACGGCGCCTACCTCGACAACCTGCTCGAGGACGTGAACGGCCCCAACGCCTTCCTGACCACGGAGCTCGACCTGACCACCGACGACGGCCTGAAGGACTACGGCACCTGCACCGTCACCATCTTCCTGCTGACGGTCGACCAGTACCGGCGCAACCGCGACGTCATCCCCAACGCAGACGACTGGTGGTGGCTGTCCACCGCCTTCAGCACGAAGTCTAACGGCCACGAGTCACTCGCCCGCTTCGTCTTCACCGATGGCACTCTGGGCGGGGACCGCGCCTGCGACGGCAACTTCGGCCTGCGCCCCGCTTGTTATCTGGACTCCGATCTCCTGATCTCCGTCGAGGACGACGAAGCCACAGACGACGTCACGCCGGAGCACGCCGGCGAGATCATCGCGGCACTGGCCGAGCAGTTCGGCGGCACCTTCGCCACCGAGGATCAACTGACCACGGCCCTCTCGTTTATGCTCGGCACCCTAAGAGCCACCCGCGAGAAGGAGGCCCGGCATGAGTAACCTCTCCACCCTGTTCGACCGCTATAAGGCCCTCGTCGTGTTTGATACCGAGACCAGCGGCCTCGACTTCGACAGCGACCAGATCATCGAGCTCGCCGCCCTGCGCGTGGAGCGCACGGCCACCGGCGGCCTGCGGATCGCCGGCAAGATGGACACCTTCATCAAGCTGCCCGATGGCGAGACCCTCCCGGAGAACATCGTCAGCCTGACCGGCATCACCGACGAGCGGCTCCAGACCGAGGGCGTGCAGCCTGCCAAGGCGGCCAGCCAGATCGCCAAGCTCATGCAGAACGGCCCGACGCTGATGATCGCCCACAATGCACAGTTTGACGCCTGTTTTCTCCGTGGCCTGCTCCGCGGCCAGAAGGTCGGCCGGATCGACTGGCTGGACAGCCTGACGGTCTACAAAGACCGCAGGGCCTACCCGCACAAGCTCGCCAACGCGATCATCGCCTACGACCTCACCGGCAAGGTACAGAACAGCCACCGCGCCATCGACGACGTGCTGGCCCTGTTCGAGGTGCTGAAGGCGATGGACGACGAGCGCGAGGATCTCGGCAGCTACGTCAACCTGTTCGGCTACAACCCCAAGTACGGCGTCAGCGGCCGCCGGATCGTGGGCGTCAGATATGAGCCGCAGAGCTTCAGCAAGGGCCTGACTCGCCCGGAGCAGACGCTCCCGGCCCGCGTGGCACGGAGGTGACAGCATGAGCCCGGAGATCACGATCACGAGCGAGGAGCTGCGCGAGCGCGTCGAGGATAACCTTGACCGCTGGATCCCTGACGACGTCTGGAACCGTGCCGAGCCCTACGCCCGCCACAAAAACGAAGTAAACCGGCAGCGGCACCCCGAGATCGACTACTACGACAACGACTACCTCGTGCTGCTGACCGCTGACACCGTCCGAGAGACCGAGTTCAGCGACCTCACTCACGCCCTCTGTGATCTGACCGTCGCACGGGCTCAGTGAAAGGAGAAACCAATGGAAACCACAAAAGAAAGGGCCGCCCGTTGCGACCGGGCGACCCATGCGAGAAGATCCAGCAGCCTGCCAGCATACGGATCCCGCACCGCAAGTATAACACGCCGGCGCCGCCGTGCCAAGAGGAAAGCCCTGAGAGCTGCCACGCTGGCCGCTGCCGTCCTTCTGCTGGGCGGCATCTCTGTGGCAATCTTCACCACCCCGGCCGGCAGCAAGCAGGAGGCCAACATCCTGCCGCCGGCCACCACCGTCGGCACATACATCCCGGACACCTCCGCACCGGCCGCTGAGACCGTGGAGCCGACCGAGCCCGCCGTGCGCTACCCTCTGACCGACGCCGAGCGCGACGTCGTCGAGCGCGTGGTCATGGCCGAAGCCGGCGGGGAGTCCTTTGAGGGCCAGATGCTCGTCGCTCAGTGCATCCTCAACGCAGCCGAGAAGCGCGGCGTCGACCCCTCTGAGGCCGTCGTCCTTTACAGCTACACCAAGAGCCGGCCGGATCCCACGCAGCGCGTCAAGGACGCCGTCGCGGCCGTGTTCGACCGAGGCGAGACCGTCGTGGACGAGCCGATCCTCTACTTCTACAACCCCGCCCTCGTGACCAGCGACTTCCACGAGAGCCAGATCTTCGTCATCGAGGAAGGCGGGCACCGTTTCTTTACAGAAAGGAGTACCAGATGAAACACCTCACCGAAATGAAGCCGGGCGAGACCCTGCACCTCCGCAGCGGCCGCGACCTCGAGCTCGAGAGCGTCACCCCTGTCACCTGCGGCGTGATGCTCACCTTCAACGTCACCGAAAGAAAGGAGCACAACAATGAGCGATAAGACCACCGCGGCCCTCGCTGCCGAGCAGGCAGACGCAGAGGCCACCACCACGCAGGAGGCCGAGCTGCTGCCTGCTGCCACGCTGGACGAGCTGGAGCAGGTCGACCTCGGCACCGTCGCAGAGGGCGAGCGCGCCCCGTTCCGCATCACCGACGACCGCTGTGCCGACTGGGCCATCCGCAAGATCGCAGACGAGCGCAGCGAATACGACCGTCTGAAGGCTCTGGCCGACGAGCAGATCGCGGCCATCAACGAGAAAGTCGCCGCCGCCCGCAAGCGCATGGAGAACGGCACCTCGTACCTCACGAGCTGTCTGGCCGACTTCTTCACCACCGTCCCCCACAAGGAGACCAAGACGACGGAGAAGTACCGCCTCCTCTCTGGCACCCTGACCTTCAAGAAGGGCACAACCAAGACCAAGCTCGACGAGACCAAGCTGGTGCCGTGGCTCAAGGCAAACGGCTACGGCGAGCTCGTAAAGGTCGAGGAGTCGACCCGCTGGGCCGATCTGAAGAAGCTGCTCAGCTACACCGGCGACATCGCAACCCTGACCGAGACCGGCGAGATCGTGGATGGCGTCACCGTCTACGAGACCCCGGGTATCTTCACGGTCGACGTGTAAGGAGGCACCGACATGGCAGAAACCAAGAAAACCGAGGCGGCCGCTGCTGCGGCCCCTCCTGAAGCCGCCTGCCTGACGCTCCGGCAGAAGCTCGTCGAAATGCGGAAAGCCTGCCCGGAAATCGTCAAGAAGCAGCACAGCGACGGCGTCAGCTACAAGTACGCCAAGATCTACGACGTGTGGGAGAAGATCACCCCCATAATGAACGAGCTCGGCGTCGACTTCGACGTCATCAGCGAGCAGGCCACGCGCCACGCCGAGAACGGCGACCCGGTCTACTGGATCACCATGCAGACCAAGACCCGCAACGGCGACAAGCTCATGTTCCTCTACGAGGCCGACCTGACGATCCGCTGGCTGAACCTCGACAACGACGACGAGACCATCGAGGCCACCGTCCACGCCGTCGGCTGGAACGATGACCCCGCCAAGGCCAAGGGCGCGGCCCACACCTACGCCCTGAAATACTACCTTTTCGAGAAGTTCACCGTCGACCAAGGCGAGGACGACCCCGACAACAGTGACTTCGGCGCGCAGGGCAAAGGAACCGGCGCTGGAGGCCGCCAGCAGGCCACACAGGGCCGTCAGGGGCAGGGCTCCGGCCGTCTGAGCGACGCGCAGCTCGCGCGCCTCTACAAGAAGGCAGAGGCCGCAGGAATGACCAAGGAGCGCACCAACGCCCGGATCGTGGAGAAGTACAAAAAGCAGGATCCGGCCACCCTGACCCGCCAAGAGTACGACGAGATCTGCACGTCCCTCGACAATGCGGCCGCACAGCATAACCAGCAAGGAGGAAACGCCTAATGTATAACCACACCGGCCTCCAAGGCCGTCTAACCGCCGACCCTGAGCTCAGGTACACGCAGCAGGGCACGGCGATCACCAGCTTCACCCTCGCCAGCGACACCGGCCGCAAGACCAAGGACGGCAAGAAGATCACCAACTTCATCGAGTGCGTCGCATGGCGCGCACAGGCCGAGTTCGTCTGCAAGTACCTGAGCAAGGGCCGCCTCGTCCTCGTCGAGGGCGAGCTCACGAGCCGCAGCTACGAGGACAAGGACGGAAACCGCCGCAAAGCCGTCGAGATCACAGTCGACTCCGTCCACTTCTGCGACAGCAAGAAGGACGGCGGCCAGAGCTCTGGCAGCGACTTCGCCGATCCGGGCTACTCTGAGGGCTCCGGCGACTTCACAGAGATCGAGGACAATGGCGACCTTCCTTTTTAACCTGACCGCCGGACGACCGGCAGACGACCAAAAGCAGGCCGCAAACAAACGACCACAGAAAGGAGGTGACGACCGTGGCATGGCTGCAAGTGCATCAGACACTCAAGGATCACCGCAAACTGTTCGACGCTGCTGACCAGCTCGAAGTCGAGCCGCCGCACATGATGGGGCTGCTCGTCTCGTTCTGGCTGTGGGCCCTCGACAACGCCCCGACCGGCAGCCTCGTCGACATCACGCCGCGCATGATCTCGCGGGCCGCTCAGTGGGACGGAGACCCCGAAAAGCTGGCGAAAACGCTGATCCGGGCGGGCTGGATCGACGAAAAAGAGGACGGGACGCTCGAGATCCACGACTGGTACGAGTACGCCGGCAAGCTGATCGACCAGCGGCAAGCCGAGAAAGAGCGCTCCCGCAGTCGCCGGGCCGCTGCTGCGGCGTCTGCCGACGCCTCGCCAGACGACCCAACGCCGACCGCCGGACGACCGGCAAACAGCCGCAAGAAAGCCGGAGGCAGAGTAGACCAGAGTAGAGAAGATAAGACAAGAGAAGGTAATACACCCCCTTCCCCCTCTGACGAGGGGAGTGACGGCGGCACGAAGTCGCTCGTCGAGGCCAGATTTCTCGAGTTCTGGAAAGCCTACCCGAAAAAGACCGGCAAGCAGTACGCTCTGAAGGCGTGGAACAAGATCAAGCCCACCGCTGAGCTCCACGAGAGGATCATGCAGGCGGTCGACGCTCAGAAGCGGAGCGACCAGTGGCGCCGGGAGAACGGGCGCTACATACCGAACCCGATCACATGGCTCAACGGCGGCTACTGGGACAACGAGGAGGTGAACGAAGGTGCAGAAAATCAGCGAGATCCTGAACAGCCCGACAGCTCCGGCCGAGACTGGGGCAAGGGCTTCAAGCCGGCCGACGACGAGTGACGCCGGTAACTGGATCTGGAGCAACGACGAGCGCCTCGCCGGCCGTCCCGGAGTCCCTGAGCCCGTCCCCTGCGAGTTCTGCGGCGCCCTGCGCTACCACAAGGGCATCCCGCTCGGCAACCGCATCCTCTGGCCTCCCTACGGAGCCGAGCGATGCACCTGTCCCGAGGCTGTGGCTGCCTACGAGAAGGAGAAGGCAGAGCGCGAAGCTGCTGAGGCCGCAGCCGCCAAGGCTGAGGAGGAGAAGAAAATGCGGGAACGCATCAAGCGCATCGTCGGCGAGTCCGGCATGGGCGACCGTTTCCTGCGGCGCACCTTCTCCACCTTCCAGCTCACCGACGACAACAAGCGCGCAGCGGCAGCCGCCCGGCGCTACGCTGAAGGCTTCGACACCATGCTGCCGCAGCCCGGCCGTCAGGAACCCGGCCGCAACGGCCTGTTCATAGCTGGCCCGCCGGGCACCGGCAAGACCCACCTCGCCGCTGCCATCGCCAACCACCTGATCGCGCAAGGCAAGCCGGTCATCTGCATGACGATGATCGACCTGCTGGAGCGCATCAAGCGCACCTACTCCGCGACCGGCGGCAGCGAGAGCGACGTCCTGAAGATCTACAAGACCGTCCAACTCCTCGTGATCGACGACATCGGCAAGGAACCGCCGACCGAGTGGGCGATCTCCACGGTCTACAACATCATCAACGGCCGCTATGAGGCATACCTGCCGACCATAGTGACCACCAACTACGACACCGAGGCCCTGATCGACCGCATGACGCCGCGAGAAAGCCACGACAGCATGACGGCCCGGGCCACCATCGACCGGCTCATGGAAATGTGCAGAGGCATCACCCTCACCGGCCAGAGCTGGCGCTCACGATAGGAGGAACAACATGAAAAAGGTTTACATCTGCTCCCCGTGCCGCGGGGACTACGAGAACAACATCCAGCGCGCCAAGGAGTACAGCCGCGCGGCCGTGGAGAAGGGCGTCATCCCCGTCACCCCGCATATCTATCTCACGCAGTTCATGGACGACAACGTCCCCGAGGAGCGTGAGCTGGCCCTGAAGATCGGCAGCGAGCTGGTGCTCGGCTGCTCCGCGCTGTGGGCCTTCGGCATCGACCACCCTTCGGCCGGCATGGCCGCGGAGATCGAGCTCGCCAAGGCGCACGGCATCCCCGTCCGCAACGGCTTCGAGGCCGTCAGCGAGCTGAAGCCCGACGAGGAGCCCGAGGACAAGCCTGACATCGGCAGCGTGACGCTGCACCTGCCCGCCTTCAAGGCGATGGCCGTCTGCAACCAGCACCTCGACCACGGCCCCATCAGCATCGAGCTGGATGGCAGCGTCATCCTCGAGCTCGCCGACCGCCTGATCTCCGATCCGGGCGTCCACATCGAGATCGGAGGCTGAACGCCGTGACGAAGTACGACCCGAGAAAGAACGCGGAGGGCTACAACGACCCGACGCCCTACGCAGCCGAAAAACACATGATGGCGCAGATCCGCGGCAAGCAGGCCAGAGTCGCCGGCGGCTACTTCGAGAATATCATCTCGGCCTCGTGCGACTACTACCTCAGCCGCGGCCTCGCCAAGATCGAAAAGACGCCGGAGCCCATGAAGCCCCTCGGCGCCAAGAACCGCAAGGGCCAGTTCCTCGCCTGCTATACCAAGCAGGCCCAGCCGGACTATGGCGGCACCCTGAAGGGCGGCCGGAGCATCTACTTCGAGGCCAAGCACACCGACGACGAGCGCATCGAGCAGCGCCGGCTCACTCAAGAGCAGCAGGACGACCTCGAGGCCCATCACAAGCTCGGCGCCATCGCCTTCGTGCTCGTCTCCGTGAGCCTGACGGACTTCTACCGCGTGCCGTGGCCCGTCTGGCGCGATATGGCCGAGATCTACGGCCGCAAGTACATGACGCACGCAGAGCTCTCCCGCTACGAAGTACCGGCGACGGCCGGCTTCATCAAGTTCCTGCACGGCATCGAGTCGGAAACGCTCGGAAAGGAGGACGCCCATGATCCCACTCCCTGACAAGAAGTACAGCATCATCTACGCCGATCCCCCGTGGAGCTATCAGAACCGCGGCACCAGAGCGGCAGCCTCCAAGCACTACGACACCATGACCATCGAGGACATCAAGCGCATGGGCGTCGGAGCTGCGGGGGGGGGTATTGCTAACGAGGATTGCGTGCTTTTCATGTGGGCGACCTTCCCCATGCTCCGCGAGGCTCTCGACGTGATCGAGGCGTGGGGCTTCAGCTACAAGACCGTCGCCTTCAACTGGGTAAAGCAGAACAGAAACGGCACCGGCATCTTCATGGGGCTCGGAAACTGGACGCGCAGCAACTCAGAGATCTGCCTGCTGGCGACCAAGGGCAAGCCGAAGCGCATCAGCGGCAGCGTCCGCAGCATCGTCCTCTCCCCGCTCCAGCAGCACAGCAGAAAGCCGGCCGAAATCCGCGACAGGATCGTCGAGCTGATGGGAGACCTGCCCCGTATCGAGCTTTTCGCCCGAGAGGCTGCCCCGGGATGGGACGTGTGGGGCAACGAAGCGCCGACGCCTGAAGTCAAGGACGCGCCAGCCGACAGCGTCGAGCTGGCCGGAAAGGAGGAAACACATGAACCAGACAACCAAAGAGACCCGGCGCCGCAGCTATGACGCCGTACTCCCCAAGCGGGCCGCCCGCTGCCGCCTGATCCTCGAGACCCTCGGCAACCGTGAGCTCACGGCCAGCGAGATCACTGAGGAGCTCGTCGCAGCCGGCCGGATCCCGTACTTCAACCGCAACTACGTCGCCCCTCGGCTAACAGAGCTGAAGGAGATCGGGATCCTCACGACGGTCGGCCGCCGTAAGGCCACCCGCTCGGACGCCACCGAGGCCGTGTGGGCCAGAGTGGAGCCTTCAGGCCCCACGGGCCAGACGGCCGCAGCCTACGCAGACAACCCGACCGAGGCCGAGCAGATGACACTCGGATCGGCCACCTGAGAGGAGGGCCAGCATGGAACGTCTGACCCACGAGAGAGTCAACGGCATCAAGACGGGCTACTGGAGCGCAGCCACCAAGGAGGTGCTCGTCCAGAAGCTCGCCGCCTATGAGAACACGGGCTATGAGCCCGACGAGATCCGCGCAGCCATTGAACAGGCTGCCAAGAACAGCGAAACCAAGACCGCGACCATCATGGCCGAGTGCATCGCCGGAGCGATGAAGGACACGCTCGAGAAGTATGGCACGGCCGGCAGCGGAAAGAAAGGAGAAACCCCATGAACGAACAGAACCAGCGCGACAGCAAGGGGGCGCAGCCAATGAACAAAGCAACCTGCCGGGGCTGCGGCGCTCCGATCGTCTGGATCAAGACGCCGGCCGGGAAGGCCATGCCGTGCGATCCGGCGCCGGTCTACTACAAGGCAGCGCCCGGCGGGAAGGACAAGATCGTCACCACCCGGGGCGAGGTCGTGAGCTGTGAGATCGTGCCCGGAGCTGAGGCCACAGACGCCGGATACCGGCCTCACTGGGCCACCTGCCCGCAGGCCGGGCAATTCAAGAGAGGAGGCCGAGCCCGATGACAGCAACCGTAGCAAAAAACAAAACCGCCGCCGGCTATTTCCTGTGCAGGAGGAGCGAAGCGACAAAGCTGCTCGAGAAGGCAAAAACCGAGGCGGCCGAAATATTGAAAGAGCTCAAAGCCTTTTACACCGGCGACATCGGAATCACGGCGTATATCAACAGGCACGTCATGGGGTGCAGCGTGGCGGGAGACCTGACCATTAACGGAGAGATCTGCCGTAGCTATGACCCGATCGACCTGTGTTTTCTCGAGCTGAATGAGCTCATGATGAAAAGGCTCATAGAAAGCCGAAAGGAGGATGACCCAAATGGCAAAGGATAAACCTCAGCCGCAAGGCGGCCCGGAGCTGGCCGAGTACATCACCACAGCGGAGCCGAAGGCATACGCCGACGGCGTCCCTGTGTTCTGCGCCCATGACGCCATCGTGCCGATCAAAGACCTCCAGCCGAACCCGAAGAACCCGAACCAGCACCCGCCGGAGCAGATCAAGCTCCTCGCCTCTATCATCCGGGCGACGGGCTGGCGCGGGCCGATCACCGTCAGCACCCGCAGCGGCTACATCGTAAAGGGCCACGGCCGCCTCATGGCTGCCGAGCTCGACGACCTGAAGGAGGCCCCGGTCGACTACCAAAACTACGCCAGCGAGGCCGAGGAGATGGCCGACCTGACCGCCGACAACCGCATCGCAGAGCTCGCCACGATCGACAACAAAATGCTCGCCGAGGTATTTGCGGACATAGACACGGGCGAGATCCCGTTCATGCTCTCCGGCTACACCGAGGAGGAATACGGCAACATCGTCACGGCCCTCTCGGAGGCGCTGCACGATGATAACCCGGGCGAACAGGGGGACGAAACGGAAACGGACGAACCGCCAGAGGATCCGTTCACTGAGGCCGGCGACCTTTGGCTTCTCGGCGATCACCGCCTCTACTGCGGCGACAGCCTTAAGATGGCCGACGTCCAGAAAGCGACGGGCGGTCAACGCGCTGATCTCGTATTCACCGACCCGCCATACGGTATGGGGAAAGAAAGCGACGGCGTCCAGAATGACAACCAAAACCAGAACGATCTGCTCGAGTTCAACAAACAGTGGATCGCGCTCAGCTTCGATATTCTGAAGGAAAACGGGAGCTGGTACTGTTGGGGCATCGACGAACCCCTCATGGACATCTACGCCTTCATTCTCCGGCCGATGATCGCAGCAAACAAGATCACATTCAGAAACTACATCACATGGGCGAAGCACTCGGCCTTCGGCGTGAATAGCGATCTCATGCGGAGCTACCCAAGAGAAACCGAGAAATGCCTCTTTGTTATGTGCGGCGTCGAAGGCTTCAACAACAACAAAGATCATTTCAACGACGCATACCAAGCCATGCTCGACTACATGATCGGCGAGGCTCAGAAGGTCGGGCTCAAAGCAAAGCAGCTCACCGAGATCACGGGAGTCCAAATGTGGGGGCACTGGTTTAGTAAATCGCAATTCACCCCGATCCCAGAGTGGCACTACAAGAAGCTCCAGCAAGCCTTCAAAGGGCGTGCCTTCAGCCTCTCTCATGAGCAAGTTATGAAGCTGCGTAATAAGCCGTCCGCGGAGTACCAGAACATGAAGGCCGAGGCGATGGAGCTACGGGCCTTCTTCGACAACACCCACAACGACAGTGAGGAGCACGAGATAATGACCGACGTGTGGCGTTTCCCGATCACGAACATGAGCGAGAGAGATGACGCCGGCGGCCACGCAACACCGAAGCCGATCGCGCTGTGCGAGCGGGCTATCCTAAGCAGCAGCCGCCCGGGAGAGCTCGTGGTCGACTTCTTCGGTGGATCCGGATCAACCCTCATAGCCTGCGAGAACACCGGGAGAAACTGTGCCATGCTCGAGCTCGAGCCGAAATGGTGCGACGTGATCGTGAGGCGCTACATCAGAACCACAGGAGATCATAACGTGCGCTGCGTCCGTCAAGGCAAGGAGCTCCCGCGGGAGGCCATCGCCGAGATCTTCGAGCCCGACGACGAAGGAGGTGAGCAGGAGTGACGCCCTGACATAATGAGCGAGAAGCCGATCACACAACGGATCAAGGACAGGCTCGCGGCCTACACCGCCATGCTGAGGGACATCGACAACCAGCTCGAACGCCTCGACCGCATGGAGATGACGATGGCCTCACCGCCCGGCCCTGATCTGACAGGTATGCCACGCGGATCCGGCACACCATCCGACCGCACCGGCATGATGGTGGAGCGGAAAATGGAGCTCGAGGAACAGATCGACCGGCTCAAGGCTGAGGAGAAGCAGGAGCGCAACGCCATCGAGGGCCTGATCCTCCGACTCTCCGACCCCGACGAGCGCGCCGTCATCCGGCTGCGCTACTTCGACCGGGCTGACTGGGAGAGCACCTGCGGCGTCCTGTTCGGTGATCGGCGGGGGTACGTCGACAGAGTGGACGCCTACCAGAACAGGACATACAAGATCCACGGCCGCGCCCTGCTCAACCTCGCCGCCGTGCTGGACGAGCTGGAGCCCCTGCCTGAGCCGCGGCAGTAAAACGCAGTAAAAGGAACAAAAGGGAAGTAAAAGGAATTGAAAAGCAGTAGCGACCCGTGCTATTCTATATCCTGCAAAAGACCGCCGGACACACGGGCAACGCCGTGACAATTCCGAGCGGCTGACCAGAGGAAAACCGAATAACAACCGACGGCAAGAGGCCGACGGGCGAACCAACGCCCGCCGGTCTCTTTTTGCGTATAGGAAGGAGGCGACGGCCATGCCGAAGAACAGCATCTCGGCGCAGCTCAGCAACCTGCAACAGCTCGTCGCTGACCTCGAGGCAATCGAGAACGGCGGCAAGAAGGCCATCAGCAACACCATCAAGGACGTCAAGGCCAGAGCCCCGGGCTGGATCGCTCAGGAGGTCACGGCCGTCTACAACATCAAGAAGTCGGAGATCACGCCATCGGGCAGCGGCAAGCCGAAGAAGATGGCCGGCAGCATCCAGATCACCGGCGAGACCATCGAGGAGCTCGCCATCACCTACAAGGGAAGGCTCCTGACTCCCGTGCACTTCGGCATGACACCGAAGGCCCCGCCCCGCGGCAAGAGCTACACGCTGAAGGCGCAGGTGCTCAAGGGGCAGAAGAAGGTAGTTGGCCGCTATTTGAACACAAGAACCCCGGGCGGCCCGTTCTCGCAGCGATCGCACAATATTCTCATGGGGACAGGCAACACCAAGAGCGACGGCACGAGCCGGATCCCATTCCAGCGAATGAGCAAGACCCGCACCGACATCAAGAAGCTGACCACCATCTCGGTGCCGCAGATGATAACCAGCGACCGCACCAACGAGGCCATCATGCTCCGGCTCAACACCGAGACCAGCAAGCGCCTCGAGCACCACATGAAGCGAGCCCTCGGCCTCTAAGCCAGAGCCCACCAGAACGCCGCACAGCGCGTCCACAGCCGCACCAGACACCGAGCCCGACCCACACCGCCAGACGCGCACAGAGCGCGCCACAGCGCCGCGCAGACGCCTCCACGGCCACGCACAGCGCCGCAAGGTACTGTGACGGGCCCCTCTGGCCTGCGGTGCTGGCGAGCCCAAAAAACGCGCAGCCGGGAAAAATTTTTTTCGGGCCGTTTCGTTTCGCCCGAGCGGCAGAAAGGAGGGAACGCCATGCCGAACCCAACCAACAACAAGCTCGTCGACAGCAAGACCATCGCGGCCCTGTTCGACATGACGCCCCGCCGAGTGCAGCAGCTCACCAAGGATGGCGTCATCGCCGCGGTCAAGGAAGGCAACGCCAACCGCTATGACCTGCTGCCGACGATCCAGAGGTACATCCGATACCTGACGGCCAAAGCCAACGGCCGGGAGCCGTCGAAGAAGGACAGCGAGATCGAGGGCCGGCGTCTGGAGGCTGAGGCCGACCTCAAGCGCAGCAAGGCAGACATCGCCGCCCTCCAGCTCAGCGAGCTCGAGGGCACCATGCACCGCAGCGAGGACGTCGAGGCTGTGATGACCGACCTCGTCTACAACATCAGGTCGATGCTCGTGGCCCTGCCGGGCCGTCTGGCCGTCGACGTCACCGGCGCAGCAACACCCGCCGAGGCGTCCGAGATCATCCGTACAGAGGTCTACAAGATCCTGACGGAGCTGGCCGGCTATAAATACGATCCCGAGGTGTATGCTCGGCGAGTAAGGGATCGGGAAGGCTGGAGCGAGCAGCTCGCCGATGACGCGGACGACTAAAAAAGCCGCCGCGAAGCTCAATACCGCCATCGCCGGAGCGGTCAAACGCTTCGCCCCGCCTGAGAGTCTGACCGTGGACGAGTGGGCCGACAAGCACCGCCGCCTCTCCCCGGAAAGCTCGGCCGAGGCCGGCCCGTGGCGTACCAAGCGCACCCCGTACCTCGAGGAGCCAATGCGGGCCTTTACGGATCCGAAGGTGCACAAAATAGTCATGGTGGCCGCCTCTCAGGTCGGCAAGTCCGAGCTCGAGCTCAACATCATCGGCTACATCATCGACCAAGACCCCGGCAGCATCCTCTACGTCCACCCGACCATCGACGACGCCCGGAAGTTCAGCCGCCTCCGCGTGGCCCCTATGATCCGCGACAGCAAGCCCCTGAAGGCGAAGGTACACGACGTCAAAGCCAAGGACAGCGGAAACACGATCCTCCAGAAGTCTTTCCCGGGCGGTATGCTCACTCTGACCGGCTCCAACAGCGCCTCGGCTCTGGCCTCCACGCCTGCCCGCTATATCATCGGCGACGAGCGCGACCGCTGGGCGACCAGCGCCGGCACCGAGGGCGACCCGTGGGCGCTGGCCGAAGCACGTCAGGCCACATTCTACAACGCCAAGGCGGTCGAGGTCTCGACCCCGACCATCAAGGGCAACAGCAACATCGAGACGAGTTTCTACCAAGGCACGCAGGAACGCTGGTGCCACCGCTGCCCCGAGTGTGGGGAGTACAGCGAGATCGTGTTCGACAATATCCACTTCGACCCGGAGGTCAAGAGGATCCGCGGGAAAAAGTCGTGGAGCCTCAAGAGCGGCGTCTCGTGGAGCTGCCCGGCCTGCGGCTGCCTGATCCCCGAGGACGTCATGCGAAAGCAGCCGGCCAAGTGGATCGCAGACAACCCGGACGCCTACAAAAAAGGCGTCCGTTCTTTTTGGTTCAATGCCTTCTCGAGCCCGTGGACTCCGTGGGAGAAGATCGTCCTCAAGTTCCTCGACGCCAAGGATGACCCGCAGCGCCTCAAGGTCGTCTACAACACCCTGCTCGGCCAACTGTGGGAAGATCGCGGCGACCTCGAGGACGAGGACACCATGCTCGCCCGCCGTGAGGACTACGGCACCCGCCCGGACGGCACCCCTGTGGAGCTGCCTGACGGCGTGCTCGTGCTGACCTGCGGCGTCGACACTCAGGACAACCGCCTCGAATACGAGGTAGTCGGTCACGGAAAGTACGGCGAGACGTGGGGCGTCGTCAAGGGCTACATCATGGGCCGGCCAGACACCCCGGAGGTCTGGCAGCGGCTCGATGACGTGGTCGACCACGTCTACAAGTTCAAAAACGGCCGCGGCCTGAAGATCTCCATCACCTGCGTCGACTCCGGCGGCCACTTCACCCAAGAGGTCTATGAGGCGTGCCGGGCCCGCGTCGGCAAGCGCGTCTTTGCCATCAAGGGCAAGGGCGGCGACGGCATCCCCTTCGTCTCGCCCCCGAGCAAGGTGCCGATCCGCGACAACAAGCGGATCACCTGCTGGCTCTACACCATCGGCGTCGACGCCGGCAAGGCGACGATCATGGCTAATCTGAAGGTGCAGGAGCCCGGGCCAAAATACTGCCATTTCAACCGGCACCCCGACGCCGGTTATGACCTCAATTTCTTCAACGGGCTCCTCTCCGAGAAGCTGGTGCTCACGCACACGCGCCGCGGCGACCGCTGGGCGTGGGAGAAACTGCCCGGGCACAACCGCAATGAGGCCCTCC